GTAGATTAACAGAAGTTGTCGTAGAATTGGAGGGATTAATATCATGAATGAATATGAAAAACTAGAATACATACATCATGTTATTCAAGAATGTATGAATCAAAATAATTCAACAACACCATATATGCTTAAAACAGCATTAGAATTTGTTGAAGATATAAGAGAACCTTTCTTCACTAGTCGCATCAGATACAGTAATGACGCAAGAGTGGCAGACTTATGAAAATAGCATTTGATATAGAAACAGATGGACTAAATCCTACTAAGATATACTGTATTGCAGCTAAGGTAATTGGACAGGATGTGACAGAGTTCTGGACACCTGAAACTGTTAAGTTCTTCCCTGCTTGGATTGTAGAGATAAACGCAGATACTTTAATAGGACATAACATCATTGGTTTTGACTTACCAGTATTGAAGAAGCTACTTGGCTTTGAATGGTGGGGAGACATAGAAGATACTTTAGTTATGAGTCGTCTGGATAATCCTAGTAGGGAAGGAGGACATTCATTAGCTGCTTGGGGTTTAAGGATGAACTATTCTAAAGGTGAGTTTTCAGACTGGACACAATACTCACAAGAGATGAAAGAGTATTGCATTAGAGATGTAGAAGTTCTGGATAAAGTATATAGAAGATTAAGTTCTAGAGATATGTCTAAGAAAGCTCTAAAGCTAGAGCATAAGATAGCAGAAATAACCTATCAACAGACACTTAACGGTTGGAAGTTTGACATAAGAAAAGCTAGTAGCTTACTTGCTCTACTTAAAGAACAGATGTTCCTAGCTGAAGATGAAGTAAGAAAGGTATTCACACCACTAGAAGTATGGATGCCACTTACTTGGCTAAAGCAAACCCATAGGAAAGATGGATGTAAGACAGTAAATTACATAAACCAGTTAGCTAAAGGAGCTGAATGGCATGAGATAAATGGTGAACTACAATGGGGATACTATGCGTATCCAGAGTTTAACTTAGGAAGTAGACAACAGATAGCTAGATACCTACAACACTTCGGTTGGATACCTAAACATTTTACTGAACTAGGTTCACCTATCGTATCAGAAACTATACTGGAAACAATAGAGATACCAGAGGGGAAACTCATAGCTAAATACCTAATGCTACAGAAGAGACTAGGATTGGTAAGCAGCTGGATAGATGCTGTTGATAAAGATGACAGAATAAGAGGCAAGGTAAATACCTGTGGTGCTGTGACAGGTAGAATGACACACTCAAGTCCTAACCTAGCACAAGTACCTGCTGTCTACTCACCTTATGGTGAAGACTGTAGGGAATTGTTTACAGTAGAAGAAGGATACAAGCTAGTAGGTATGGATGCCTCTGGACTAGAACTAAGGATGCTTGCTCACTATATGAATGATGAGGACTACACCAATGAGGTAATCCACGGAGATATACATACAGCTAATCAGAAAGCAGCTAACCTAAAGACAAGAGACAATGCCAAGACATTCATATATGCTTTCCTATACGGAGCAGGTGACAGTAAGATAGGACAGATTACTGGAGGTACAGCTAAAGATGGCAAGAGATTGAAGAAAGACTTCCTGAAGAACACACCATCTCTGAAGCGATTAAGGAACAGGGTAATTAAAAGAGCAGAGTCTGGGTATTTAACTGGACTAGATGGTAGAACATTACATATAAGAAGTCCACATGCAGCACTTAATACCCTGCTTCAAAGTGCTGGTGCTATTGTCATGAAGAGAGCAGTAGTAATACTTGACCATTTTAGTCAAGTATACAAGATAGACTACAAGCTAGTTGGACAAGTACATGATGAGATACAGGTTGAAGTAAAAGAGAAACAAGCAGAGTTCTTTGGCGACTTAGCAGTTAGCTGCATAAGGAAAGCAGGTAGAGAATTTAAACTAAACTGTCCTTTGGATGGTAATTACAAAATAGGTACAACATGGAGGGAAACACACTAATGGATATCTACAATAAAACCGTACAGTATGATGGTGCAATTAGTCTAGACGGTGAACAACTTGGTGACATGTCTATTCAATTAATTGATGACATTGTTTATGATAAATTTCAATTTTATTTTAAAGGTAAACCAGTTAAATTTACCGATATAAAAATTACTGTTTTTGGAGGATTTGATGAATAAAATATCACCTGACTACTACCAAAGAGGAAACATAGAGGTAACTGATTTTATCATCGACCAATCTATGTCTTTCTTGGAAGGGAATGTAGTAAAATATATAACCAGATATAAGGAGAAGTCTGGGATTGAGGACTTGAGAAAGGCACGATGGTACTTGGAAAAACTGATAGAAGAACAAGTAAAGCATAGTGAGAATAACAAGATAAGGAGACTTACATGAAGAAGATAGATACATTAGTGGAAGACATATATAATGTACTAGCAACAAGTAAGGCAGATGATAGTGTAGATGTAGATAAAGTCATTGAAGAGTTTGGAGAATCAATGAAAAGCATCTTAAGGGAGAATGTACTAAAACCTAGAGAGAACAAGCGTAAGCTACGCATGTCTAATATAGGCAGGAAGGACAGATTCCTATGGTACAAGTACAGGGGTATGACTGAAGAGAAAATGAAGCCGAATACCCTAATGAAGTTCCTCTATGGACATGTTACAGAGGAGCTAGTTCTAGCTTTAGTAAAGCTTTCAGGACACAAGGTAACTCATCAACAAGAACTTGCAGAAGTTTCTGGAATAAAAGGTAGCATGGACTGCTTGATTGATGATATACTTATCGATGTTAAAACAGCAGCACCTTTTGGATTCAAGAAATTCAAAGAGGGAGGCTTGAGATGGGATGACCCATTTGGTTACATAGACCAACTAAGAGGATACGCTGCTTCTCTCGGAGTACAAGAAGGTGGATGGTTAGTCATAGACAAAACCAACGGTCATCTATGCACTCATTTTGAGAACTTTGAGCACGATGAACCAATAGAAAAGAGAATAGAGCATCTAAAAGAAGTTGTTGAAAGAGAGGAAAGACCAGAGCAATGCTATGAGTTAGTCTCTGATGGTAAATCAGGTAACAAAAAGCTTGCTATGGAGTGTAGCTACTGTGTATTTAAGCAACATTGCTTTCCTGACATGAAGGTATTTGCCTACTCAACAGGACCTAGGTTCTTAGTTGATGTAGTTAATTACCCAAAGGTAGCTGAGATATACAATTACTTTGATAATTAAAGGAGTTAAATATGTTAGATAAAATAATGAGTGTCGCTGATGTTGCCATAAATCTAGGCATTAAGTTGATTAGTTTGGCAATTGTGTTACAGATTGTCTTTGGTCATAGTGTACCTTTTCTTGGTGGCGATGTCATCGGAACAATCATTTCATTAGTCGGACAATTAGGAGCAGCAGGTTTAGTTGGACTGTTAAGTGCCTTAATTATATGGCGATTACTGGATGACGACATAAGAAAGGAGTTGTCTGAATGAAAGATATGATTGACATGGTACTTAAGAATAAGTCGCTAACTATATTCCTTGCAATCGTTGTGGTTGCGATGCTCTTTGGCTGGATAGGCTAATTAGAGAGGAATGAAGGGGGTTTATAGCGTACTTTAGCTGTAAGTAATAGGGGGATACGACTAAGCAACAATCGAGTCTGTATTCCCCAAGGAGGAGGATATGGTGTATAAAGCATCACTCCGTCTACCTACCTATAGTAAGGGTAGAGGAGACAAAAAGCGTACTAATACATTTAGTATGAGCGTCTATAGAAACATGCACTACCAAAGTTTAAACAAGGTAAAGCATGATTATCATAAAGAGGTAGAAGACTGGGTAAAGATACTCCCTAGATTCAAGAGTATCACACCTAAGTACACACTATTCTTTAAAGGAAAGAGAAAGAAGGACATAGATAATACCATCTTCCCTGTACATAAGTTCCTTATGGATGCTTTAGTAGAGAATGGAATTATAGAAGATGACAATTATGATTATGTCAGGGGATTCGCTGTCAGTTTTGGAGACTGCGAACAAGAAGAAGATTATGTGATAGTTTCATTAATAGGAGAAGAAGATGACTGTAGGAAGATTAGAGATGTGTGAGTTTATATCAGAAGATTATGCTGAAAGAGCAGCAAACAGGGGAATGGATTACAAGAAGTCTTATGATAGTTACATGAAACGAACACAGAATCTAAAATCCCAAGAGTTATTTGAACGCTTCTCAACAGTCAAGAACTATCCGACTGTTATACAATTCAAAAGAAAGGAAGAATACATTGTCACCAAGAATGATGACGATTGTGAGGATGGGGTATGCAAGCTATAGCATTAACACTACTGCTACTGCTAGCAGGATGTGCAGAATTTGAAACTAAGATAGAGGAAATGAATCAACTGAACTGTAGACCAGATGTGTCTGAGTGTTCAGGATTCCTCAAAGGGTGACATAGGAGGCTTAGGAGGGTGTCTTTCTTTTTTCTTAAGCTCTGATTGCTTCTTCATTGCTTTAGTATGCTCTTTAAATATTCTTATATATTCAGAGTCTTTCGTAAAGTCAATCATTTTAATACTTATGAGCTTCTTTTAATCTTCTTCTCATGTGAGGTTTGCCTGCTTTCTCATAAACATTAGCAAAGGTTTTTGTTTTCCGGCTAGTTGAAACACTTTCTCTAGCCTTAGGAGAGAAAGCCATAGGAGTAGGTATATCATCATCAAATGCTTTCTGTAATAAACCTCTATCTCTCCAACCTAATTCTCTACCATATCCTTCTTTAGCATAAATATTATCATAGACAAATTTAGCTTGACTGAATCTATCGTCTGACATCTTATTCTTTTTTATCCAATTAAAATAGTCGTCTTTATGACTACCTGTGAATTGGAATAAGCCATATCCACCTCCTCCACCTTTCTGTTTTTGAGTATGGCTAAAAGAGTTTCCAGTTTCAACAGCAATATTTCCCATAAGAGCTGGTATATCATTATCATCAAATCCTGCTGCTCTTAAAGCAACTAAAGTATCTTTTTGATTGTCAGTAAGCATACCCATAATCAGAGGCTAATTCTCTTAGCTGGTTTATAAGCAGTAACCATACCTGCTTTCTTAGGTTTATGTACCCACGCAGGTTTAAAGCCATATATTCTCATTGCTTCATCATAACCTTCATCTGTAGACCAGTAGTCACTTTCTGTATCTATACTCCAATTACCTCCTTCATCTTCTTTCCAACCCGGCATAGCTTTTTCTGGAACTGGGTATCTATAACCTTTAAGTCCTCTACCTTCATCTTTCTTAATACTATCTTCTTCTTTAGAAGTTGGGAAATTAGATACCCATTCACCATTAGGATTATTAGTATAATCCCAATAACCTAATGGACTTTTATCTACTATAGGCATACCTGTATCTTCAAAATCTTGAAGAGTCATGTTATTGGCTATTATCTGTAACTCTTCTGTCATGTCTTCACCAGCCATTAATGAATCATTTAACTTACTCTCATCTTCAGTCATATCCCTAACAGTTTCAATAATTCCTTTATCTGGAGCACTAGGTATATCTACTTTAAGACTACCATCTTCTTCTCTTAAACCTGTTAACCCTCTATCTGGTAGTATACTCATAGTAGCTTCTTCTGCTTTTGATTGGACTGATTCAAAAAGCTTTTTATCTGCCTTTAGATTTTGAATATTAGCTCTAGTTTCAGCAATCCGTGCTTTAACTGCTTCTAGTTCAGCTTCTAAATCTTTCATTCTTTCTTCATGTGATGAAAGGTTCATGCTGCTAAAAGCTTCTTTTTGTTCTGGGTTTAACATTGCCACTTTATTTCTCCTATCTATTTAGTTGTTGATTCTGGGTCGCCAAACTGAGGGAATCCAAAGAATCCTGTCATTACTCTTTCAATTCTTTCATCCCAAGGTAAATCATCGTCTATAAGAGGTTTAACTACAATAGGTAATCCTTTACCTAAAAGCCATTCAGCATAATGTGTAGTACCATCGTCATCTACTATCCTAGGTCCTAATGGTAATCCTTTCTTTAAAGAAAACCATTGCTTATTGAACATAGCTTCTAATAATGTCTTAGGAACAACAGCTCCTTTATTCATTAAAGTGTGCATTGGATGCTGAATCCAATGAACAGGCTCACCTATTTGTTTAGAAATAACTACACTCTCCCCATCGCCTAAATCTAATTTACCACTCTGTTCACCAAACCAAAAGTCAAATAAACCTTCATTTGTAGGTTCTTCAGTAGAAAACTTATTAGTAATCAACCACCACATAGCTGATGTATATATACCTGCTCTTATTGTATAAGCTGCATACATATTCCAAGCTTTAAGTAACTCTTTCCCTTCTTTAGATTTCCAAGCTACAGAATCTCCTCTATGAAAAGCTTTAAGAAATTCTTTACTATACTTATAAGCACCAGTAAATGTTTTTCCTATAATCATAATATTAGCAATAGTCCAATCAGGAGCAAAGAGTCCTAAGTTTAACCATCTTCTTTTATTTACTGGTAATGCTTGAGCAGCAAGCTGAGCAGCCTTACCTCTTATTTTATTAGGATTAGCAGCAGCATATTTATATAAGTTAGTAGCAAAGTTATTCCAATTTAAAGAACCGAAAGCAGCATTAGCAAAAGTAGCAGCTTCCCTACTAGCAAACTCTTCAGATATATTATTCCTTGCACGCTTAAACTTACCACCATCAAGCTTCCAATCGTACATAAGTTTCTCTTTCTGTTTCATAGCAGCAGCTATCTTAAATCTATCATGGAAATATTCCCAAGTAAAGTAATCAATCTTATCAAAAGACTTCATCATAAATTTACCTGCTGGTCCAAACCTATTAAAAACAGCATCTAAGTCTACTTTACCGGGAGATACAAGCTCCTGTTTCTTAACATTAACAATCTGTAATCCCCAGCCTATCCATTCATTAGCTAAATCAGAAAAGTCATCAGTACCTAGTTTTAACTTTGACCAATTAACTAACTCTCTTTCTTTAGTTTTAGGATTAATACCCCATGTTTTTCCTTTACCTCCAATTCCTTTTATAGCATTTCCCATCCCTAAAGAATATATAGCAGACATTATTAAAGCAGAACCATGGAACATAGATGTAAGAACAGCTATACGCTTAAGTTGATTATTGAATCTAAGAACTTTCTCCATTGTACCTACAATACCTTCTCTACTGGCTACAACAAAGAAATCATCTATTGAACTTTTAACAGTCGCATGTACTTTATAACCTTCTAAAGCAGGGTGTCTTAATGTTTCATAATGTACTATATCCTGCTTATTAAAATGTCCTGCTTTCTTTAGCTTCTCAAACTCTTCTGTTAAAAGAACAGCAGGTAGGAGCTTTTTACCTTTCTCTCCTATAGGACTCAAATCAAAATCTTTCATGCTATTCAGTAATCGTCTGCCTACAATAGCTCTAGACATACCTTGTATATAAGCACCTAAAGCTGCATCAGGAGAAACAACTAGAAGTCCGCTAGTTAAACCACCTTTTTGAACCATAGCAGTTATCTCTTCTAAAGTACCTTTCATATCTCTTTTAAGAGCATGCTTATCATCTATTTTTCCATACATTCTCACTAATTCATTCAAGTCTAATTCAGTTAAGAGATGTGGATTATAGAAAACATGAGGAAAATAAGAATTAAGAAGAGCACCGTGAGCTTTTTGAGTCTTACCTCTAATTTTTAATTGTACATCTTTTTTATGATTTCCTATTAACTCAACCTCTTCAGCTTCTTTACCTATAACTTTTAAAATAGCTTCTATATCATCAACAAGGTCCTTTTGAGCTTGAGTAAGAGAGATATTTTTCTTACCTTCTATTGTGTTGATAACTTTCCACCCCTCTTCAGGAGATGTATCAAACATTTTAGTAAGTTTGTTTATAGCTATTTGTCCAGTAGCTTCCCATTGTTTACTTAAGTTAGCATTGACTTCAATATTCTGAGCTACTTCTCTCTTAGCTTCCATAACAGTTTTATTTAAAGACTTACTCGTTGCTGCTTTATAAAGCTTAGGTCCAACACCTACTGCTAGTGTAGCTGCTACTACATTCTTAACTGGGTCGCCTTCTTCTTTATCAGTTAAACCATAAGCTAAAGCTCCTGCTCCTGCAATAGCAGCATATTTAACTTTAGGTTTATCCTGTAGATAATCAGCAGCTCTAGAAGGTATACTTGTTGCTTCTAAAGGTACTTCTTCAGGTCTTCTTGCTCTACCTTCAAAGTCTTGAAGAATCTCTCTAGCATTTCTATCACTAGGCGTTTCTTCTATAGCATTATAAGAACGCCTCATCTCAGCTATAGCCATATCATTAGCATTTTTTTCTTTAGCAAGTTGTTCTTCTTTTGTTTTAGACTTAGTGTCTCTCCCCATAGCTGCTAATGTTTTATTCTGTTTTAAATGAGATAACTCATGTGCTAATAGAAAAGCTTTATAAGCATCTTTGTTATATTTTAAATAAGCTATGTCATTAGCAGTTGTATCCTCAGAGAAGAATTTATTTTTATTCGTTTTCATTTCTTTTCTAAGGTTAGCTCTTGAAGAATCTATTAATCTTTCATTGAGAACAATAAAGTTCTTACCTTTAGAATCCTGTCTTAATTGTGCTGCTTTATCTTTATTTAAGTTTTCTACACCTCTTTTCTTAGCATTTTTCATACCACTAATTACTTCATAATCTTTACCATCTCTAAGTTCTGGGAATAATCTAGTATCATGTTCTTTAAACATAGTCACTAATGGTTTAACTAAGTTTTCAGCTTGTTCTTTAGGAAGAACTCTATCAACTACTTCATCAACATTACTTACTGGTGTATCTTTTGGAGGATTCTTAAGACTTTCTTGTTTCTGTAAATCTTTAGCTGTTCTTCCCATTATTCCTAGACCAGCTAAAACACCAAAGACTGCTCCAAAAGCTGCTCCTGCTTTTACATTACCACTTTTAACATCACCTTGTTCTAAACCAGTAAATGCTGTTTCATATCCTGCACCTATAGCAGCACCTCCAGCCACTCCTGTACCTAATTTGGTTATTCCTCTTAATACTTTAGGTTGAATATTATTCAGTTTGTTTAAAGCTGAAGTAATAGCTTTAAATCCTGTAGCTCCTTTAGCTGATAAACCTAACCAAGCCAATACACTTAAAGGTAAGTCTTTAAGAATCTCAGCAGTAAAGACACCTCCCATATAAGAAGGATTATCTTTAAAATATTCTACTAATTGCTTTAAAAGCTCCTCATTCTCAGGTTCTACACCCCATCTTTGATTAAAACTTTGTCCTTTAACATCTATAGGAGCATCTAAATTACCTCCTTTATTGTCAAAGACAAACTTCAAATCTCTAGTAATTAAATCATTTCTTCTTTTAGTTTCTGAATATCTAGCTGATTCTTCAGCTGTAAGGCTTCTATATTTTGCTATATCTTCATAACTTTTTATTATAGACTCTAATTGTTTCTTGCCAAACTGTACAGAATTTCTTTGAACATACCAATTCTTCTGGCTTTCTTCATTAAATCCCTTACTCCCTATTAATCCAGTAAGACCTGCTGTAAACCAAGAGCCAAAGCTTTGATGATTACCTGTAAAACCACCAACAAAATCCTGTCTCGCCTCTTCAGGAAAGTTTAAAGCTACTTCAGCAGCTACTTGGTCTTTATACTGTTGATAAGGTCGAATAGCCATTATCTATTAGAGATGTGAGAACCTGTTTAATGGTGTTATCTTATCTTTATTTTCTATTAATGATTTTGATTGAGTTAATTCACCAAGAGTTTTTCCTGAAAATGATGTTCTACCGTTTGTAACAGCAGTAGTAGTATTTCCATCGCTATTACCAGCTTCAGTTAAAGCAGCATCAAAATCATTCTCATCAGTATTTACAACTGCACCAGTAGCATCAATCTTTGGTGTATCAATATTATGTCTTTCATTATAAGTCTGATGCACCTTATTGTCTATATACATATTTCTAGAATCATTCATGTGTTTATACATATCCTTAATAATACCACTTGCTCCTGTTTTTATTTTTTCATTTAGGAAAGTAGCTGCTTGAGCTGTAGTATTTATATCTTCTATTTCTGCATCTTTATAACCATTTTCTCTAAGCCATTTCTTAAGTGTTACTCCTGCTCCAGTCTGTCCGGGGTCTAACTGCCAGTCTGTCGCCCATGTACCTGACTTAAGTGCTTTAATACTAGCAAGCTCATTAGTTTGCATTTGTAATTCTATATTAGCAGTCTCTGCTTCAGCTCTAGCTGTCTCATTAAGCTGTTTAACTAATTCAGCATAACCATCAGGAGATATACTTCTAACAGCACTTAGAGCTGCTTGCTTCCCTTCATCAGTATCCCAGTCAGCATCTCTAATAATTCTATCTACTGCTTTTTCTTCATTTTCATAACCCATGCTTTCCATAATAGCAGAGCCAAACAGACTACCTGCTTCTCTCATGCCTTTTCCGAAAGCACTTGTATATCCAGCTTGTGTTGGCATATTATTCTCCTATTTTAAGTAACTCATTGGACCTGCTCTCATTCCACCTTTTGGTATTACAAAAGGTTTATGTGTTCCTATAGTTCTAGAGGTTCTATTTAAGTTTATAGGATACTTTCCTGCTGCTACATCAGCTCCTATTCCAGAGAATAGTCCAGCTGTACCTTCTGATGCTGCTGTTCCTGCTCCACTTAAACCTGACATTCCTTGAACTCCTGTTTTATCATATACACTACCTTGCTGCATACCAAGCTGAGCATAATTTAAAGGCATGTTTTCTAAACTAGAAGCAGTACCAATTCCTGAGCCTATTCTTTCTCTATATCTATCAATAATATCTTGAACATCCATAAAGGATTTATTATAAACATCTCCATAAACATTACCCCAAGCTTCTGTCTGTAGAGCAGCAGCTCTATCTGTAGGTGCAGCTTGTAGCATACCCCTAGCAAGAGCTTGTTCTTCAAAAGCTTGTCTTTCTCTTTCTTGTTGTCTACGCAGAGGAGCTGCTCTTTGTTCATATAAAACATCTGCAGCAGCAGCAGGTCCACCTTGTTGATACTGAGATAGCCAGCCTTTATTAGCAGCAGCATCTTCTAATGCCCAGTCTGCTTCAGCTTGGTATTTATCACCTAATCCTACTTGCCAGCCTTTACCATCAGCATCAGGTCTAGCATAACCTAAACCTGTCTCTACTGCCCAAGGATTTACAGCTCCTGTTCCAGCTTCCATAGCTTGCTCTTGTGCTTCTTTATTCTCCTTAGCTGCTTTATAGTTACCTATTGCTCCTAATGCTGAACCTATTAAACTTGCCCATGCTGCCATCTCTCTATCTCCTAATTATTATGCTGTGCGTTTCCAAAAATATACTGTTATGTATGGTTGTACGTTGTTATGTGCTCCACCACCACCTGTAGAGGTTGTCTGCGTAGTCGCATAGCTAGTTACAGTATGCGAAATATCGTGGATACTTAAAGCACTACTTCCAGTATGTTTTTGGTATCCGTGCGTATGAGCAGGCATCTCAGCAGTTGTTAGTGTATGTGTCTTAGCACCACCTGTTTCCTCTATAGTATTGAAATCCGAATCACCAGTATCTACACCTACCAGTACCTTACCTGCTCCAAAGGCTACCCAAGTCGTTCCGCCTATTACTGCAACTACTGCTGCTGAATCAGCATAAGCTGTTACTGTAGTAAATATTGAACCTACAGGATAAACCCTACTAAGTATCTCTGCTCTCACAAAGGCTGTAGTAGCAATCTGTGTCGAGTTAGTTCCTTCTGCTGCTGTTGTAGATAATGGTGTACCTGTAAAAGTAGGCGAAGCCTTATCTGCCTTGGAGTTCACGCTAGTTTGTACCGTAGTAAACTCTGTATTAAAGTCTGCACCAGAAATTACTTTGTTTGCATCTGAGTCAGCTAGTGCATCCTTTCCAGACCAAGAAACTGCTAATGTATAATCTGCCATTATCTTATCTTCCCTTGTTTGTGTAATAAAGTTAAATTTTGTAGAGAGGCATCATATCCATTACTCTCTATATCTATCGCTAGTTTTAAGTGCTTTGCACTACCTGTAAGTGGTGTCCTATATTCTCTTAGTCCATATACAGGTGTATAAGTAGAATTAGATGGATGTACCGCAGCATCGTGTGTATGTGTTGCTGTTGTTGCTCCATATAAAGACGAGGATGCACCCCATAGAGATGTTGTACCTGTTGTTACAGGATTCAGAACTATAGAAGTGGTTGTAGATGGTGTAACACTAAAATCCTTATACCACTTTATACCCATTGTCGCACCAGAACCACCTTCTAGTACCATAAATAATCTCTTTAATAGAGATGATGCTACAGATTCGCCTAAATCTACCCATGTTGTTTCAAAACTCCATGTATAAGAAGCATCCGTATAAGTAGAAGCACCTGCTAAATCAGTATCATACCACTTTTCATATCCAGCAATAGCTCCATCTTTCTGTCCTACTAATAACCCACTATATAATTCTGTATATATCATAGATGCAGGTTCTCTATCATTGTCGAAAGTCCAAGTAGTTACTCTTGGTGCACCATTAGGTGTTCTATGTTTGAAGTCAAATATATAGTTAATGTTCTTAGCAACAAAAGACATAATATATATACCTTCATTCTCTACATAAACACTCTTGACATTTGAACTATTACCTATATCTCTAATAATCCTATCTTTGATATTTAGAGATAAATCTTGTAAGGGTAGTTTATCTTTCTCTGTTGTACGAGCAAGAGAGCGTAATCCTGTATTTGAAAGAAATACTAAATCATCTCCAATAGCCTGTACACTATCTCTTGAAACTAATCCTACACCTTTAATAACTTCATCAAGTTCTAGATTACCTTGGTCATCTGGATTATTATAAATAGCTATATTGTTCTTGCCAAAGATAACTAATTTACCATAGAAAGGTGCTAAAGCTATAATTTCATCTGTACCCCAAACAGTTTTTAAATTAATATAACCTGTCGTTCCACCTGTCCAATCATCTCCATCTAATAGATTTGAATAGAATACTGTGTCTTTATTTTCAGTTATACCACCACACCATATTCTACCATAATAACCCATAGCACAACTAGGGTCAAAAGTAGTAATACCTGCTGGGTCAGTAGCATGAGCTGTCCATTTAGAGCCAGAACCTAAAGAACCATCATATCTCTGAGGCACAACACCTGTATGAAAACAATGTAATCTATCATTAAAATTAACAAATTGCCAATCACCTGTCGAACTTCCTACAGTATGTTTAACATCATCACCACTACTAGGAAAAGCTGAAGCAGGTGAAGTAAAATCTACTGTATATATTGAAGTTCCATAACTAGCGAATATCTTGTTTGTTCCTTGGTCATTATGTTCTATCATAGAACCTATCGCTGTACCACTAGGAGCAACTTTCTGTTTTAAACCTTTTCTAAAAGTAATACGACCAGATTCTCTTAAAACTATATTATCTGCTTTAGTCAGCCATGATGGGTCTAAAGTAGCAGGATTATTTTGTGTATTTAATCCATTAACACCTATATTTGTAAGAGGTTGATAGGTTAATTCCTTAGCCATTAGTGTACATTTCCTATAAACCAGTCTGATTCATACTGTACCTTACCACTATCTACCATTACAGCCTGACTTAAAGAGTTAGAAGCTTCTTGAGCAGCTATAGATGATTGTGTACCTCCATCTTCTCCTCTTTCTGCTATAGCTCTTGCCCAAGTTCCAATAATAACAGGCTTAGTAGGTATTTTTATAACTGTAGCAGCTTCAGTTAACTCATCTTGATACTTAATTATATCAAATGAGATAGTTTGAGCTTCTGTAGGTACAGGAGATAAGTCTATTTTAAGATTATTAGTAGCATCTGCTCCATTAAACCCATAATATAAAGGTTCTCCTGTTGGGTCAGTCGGATACCTAATATTATTAAGATAAGCCTTGCTTACTTGTATTAATTGAGTACCTGTTGAGTTATTTACTACATCAAGTATCTTAAATTCCTGTCCTGAACTTAAACTATAGTTCTTTGTTGAAGCTACAGTAGCTATATCAGCAGTTTCTCTCAATACTAACCAATCATGATAGGATTCTATGCTTCTTTTAGTATCATTGACTAAAGAACCTATAACTTTTTGATATGCTGATATATCAGAACTATCATTTATATCACCAGACCAATCAGAAGCTATAGTATCTTCTCTTAATCTTATTAAAACTTCATTAATTGCTTCTCTAAATGTCATATTATTTTCCTTTAGCTAATTGTGCTCCAAAATAAAACTCTATTATCATTGTAGCCCACCCAAAGATTTCATCCATCTTAAGTAAACCATCTACAGTAGCATACTCTATTACATCAGGTGTAAATTGAAAACCTAAGAAACTAAATCCCTCAATTATAGTAGGAATTACTGTCGGTACATCAAATACAACAGGTGCTACCTGAGTGAATATAACTAAACCTAAGATGACTAGAATTATAAT